GATCCATCATCATTAGCATATTCCTTTTTAACTGAAGGAGTTATAATAAAAGGAAAACGACGCTGAACAGCGGATGGATGAGAAAAATATTGATCTGCATTCAAATGTTTAACATTAGTAGTTGCCATAACAAATTCACCCTTGAAAGGAGTTCGTCCTTTATCAGTAAGTGATGCTTGATCTGGACAAATTGGAATGTTATTAATAACTTGAATAACTTCATTGATATTAACATCGCCACTGGGAGCTTTGTTAGGATTTATTGCAGCAATATCATCCAAAACTAAAGCCCATTGAGAAGTTTTAAAACCATCCCAAAAATTTGCAGCAGCATTGCGTGTGTAACAAAAAGATGGATCACTATCAAGATTTTTAATCTTAGCATATTGATGAAAGAAAATATCTTTAATAGTGGATTTTCCAATACCAGATTCTCCAAAAATTAGCATGGAGAAAGGGGCGCGTCTATTTTCGCGTGCAGCCCTCATAGTATATAGATCATCTCGAATATATTGCAACTCACTAACCATATTTTGGAAAAGTCGCTTATCAGAAGCGGCCATCCTTGAAGTGTGTTTTAATATACAATTACCCTTTTCAATAGCGTCATCAAGATTTGCCAAGAAAGTGCTTTCCTTGAAACCGTGAGCTTCAGGGTTAGCCAAAAGTAATGACTGTCGTTTAAGAAGTACATGTTGATCATAAAATTCAGAGTAGGTTTTCCCACTATGAAAGATATATTGCATTTGACCCGTTTTAAGTATTTGAAATCCTCTCTCACATAAAAAGAGGAGAGTATCAAGCAATACATAAATTAAATCGGGTCCAGCAGTGAACTTCTTTTTAATAGCTTCGGCTTCGAAGTGGGTGTAACCACATCGATCAAATGTAAATCCAAGTTTATCAAAAACTGATAAACTCATAGCATACATCATTACGCGATAAAGTTTCTTAAAAATGACAGCATCCTTAAAATCTTCATATTTTCCGAGCAGCTCTCTGCAGGTTCGAAAATGATCTTCAAAACCTTGAACATGAGGCTCATCAAAAATATAATCATAAAAAGATAACAAATTTTTGAATATAACACTATTTATCAAACTTCCTTCAGATCGCAATTTAGCGAAAGTGGTACAAGCAAAGATAATTCGTTTTTTGGAAAAATGCCCATTAGAATGAGCTTCGCTTACCATGAAAAAGAAAGTAGTGATATCTTCAATAAGTTTGATAATCCAATCGGAATCCTGCAAATTTTTTGGTAAATTAGAACAATTCTTATTTAACCAAGTTGCAGCTTTACCGTCGTCATACGTAGATTGAAGTAAAAAGGGTTGTTTGGGGTTTGTAATACGCAATAAATGATCTTCACATTCCTTGATCCAACCATTGAAAATGATATTGGAGTAGGAAGGAAATTTAGAGGTAGGGGTTTTTCCATTAGTGGAGGTGTTTTGTAATAAATTGGTTTTTTCGTTAGATTTGATTGTAAACATAAGTGGAAAAGATTCGCCGTCACTGGATGTATCATAGTACGTATAAATAGTACTACTAAGCTTACGACCTATAAGCTATATATTAATATATTTGGAATTTTGCTAAAGAGCAAAACCAATACACTGGTTAGTCTGGGAAACTAATTGGTAATTTTCCTATTCATCTAAATTATCTATCTCAGGTTCGTTAGAGGAAATAAAGTAGACTATCGGGATCTTCAAAAAGTTAATTTCCTAACTCGGGAAATTGTATATATAATATATCCAGAACACAAGAGCTACTCTTGTGAGTTTGATATTTATATTCAAGTATTAAAGAAGGACGTTATCTTTAATATTTAAAGAGACATAAATAAATAAAAATCTCTAAAGGGGTTTTAAAGTATATTTATAGTCTAAATGACTGGTGCGGGCAGTGTGATACCCGCAAATGTAATTTCTTAAAGGTAAAGAAATTACTAAAGAATTTTGTTTAAACATTTTTAAAATTTTTGATATAAAGAAATACAACACAAGAAATATAGACGTGTATGTAAATGTAATATGTAAGTGTACTCTAGTGTACACTATAGATGAATTAATATATAAATATAAAATGGGTAACAAATAAAATGGACCTTTATAACGTAAAAGGGACAAAACGTATTCTACAGAAATAACTACTATACTTAGAATAATCATATAGCAACTGATCAAATAATAACAATTAAATGATAAATCAGAATAAAATCCTCGAATGCGTAAACTAAACGCAAGTAAACTACTTTTAATAAGCATTCTACAAGAATGTAGTGAAAAAGTATGTGGATAATTAAATGCCACATAGATGTTCAATTACGAACGCGAGGCATTAATGATTTATCAAATTTATTAAAATCTGATGCAATATGCATGGAATTCCGGTTAAGGAATTCCATGC